CGGTCGTCGACGACCTGCCCGTGGTTCACAACCAGATCAATGCAAGCGAGTGGCGGCGAACCATCAAACGTCTCATACCCGATATCGCGATCGTGGAGCTTGTCCACTCGATGCCGAAGCAAGGGGTTGCGAGCACGTTCCGTTTCGGCATGGCGTGCGGGATCGTCCGCGGCGTGCTGCTCGGAGCGGGCGTGCCGATCATCGACGTCACACCCAACACCTGGAAGAAATTCTTCCATCTCAACAACGAAGCCGAGAAGTCCCGCGCGCTCGCCTGCCAGCGTTTTCCCGACCTTCCGGGGCTTGCCCGGAAAAAGGACCACAATCGGGCCGAGGCGCTCCTGATCGCGCTCTGGAAACTGGAAACCGACGACCCCGTTTAAACCGCCAAGGGAGGACCGCAATGGAGACGCAGTCGATCCAGATCGATCGCGAGAAGGCGCGCGAGCTCTACCGCTCCTACCTCACCCATCAGAATTACGAGAAGCCGATCGACGAGGAGATCCGCCGCACCTATCGGCTGATCGCCCAGGGTCGCCTTGTCATCCAGGCGATCGAAAGCGTGCGCCTCGCCGGCGTCGGCGATGACGGCTGGCCAAAGTTGGCGATCGCCAGGGCCGATCAGGAGGCGCAGACGGTCACCATTCGCAGCGACGGGTCGGCGAGGATGCGTCGGGGCGACCGCCTGTGGCGCTCGTCGCGCGCCGTCGATCTTGATTTCGACTGGCCGGCCGGGTCATTCCCGCCGCGCCAGCGCCGCTTCGACAACGGCGAGGCGCTCGTGCCGATTGTGCCGTTGCCGCTGCGGCCCAAGCGCGGCCTGCAGAACTATCACATCCTTTGGGAAGCCGACTGGCGGCGCGCCGTCCCGCAAGACCCGCTCCTCCTGCGCCGGCTTGGCAAAGGCGATCTTTGGCTTGTCCTCGCCCAATGGGATTTGACCGAGGTCGAACGTGCGGCGCTGGCGACGCGGGTGAACGCAGCGTGACCCTCGCTCTGTGGCCACACCAGACCCGCGGCGTCGCCTTCGCCCTGCGCGAGAAGAAGGTCGCGCTGTGGGACGACACCGGCACCGGCAAGACCGGGACCGCCATCGCTCTCGCCGACGCAATCGACGCGAAAAGCGTTCTTGTCATCTGTCCGGTGATCGCGCTCGAGCACTGGAAGGCGCAATTCGCCAAGCATGGCCGGCTCGACCGCAGTGTCGCGCTGATCCGCGATCCCCATGCGTCCCTGATCGGGGGCGACGTCCTCGTCGCGCCCTTCAGTCTGATCTCGAAATACCCCCGCCTGGCGAAGCGCCTGCGCCAGTATCGTTATGACCTGGTGGTGATCGACGAGGCGCATGCGCTGATGTCGATGGAGTCGAACCGCACGCTGTCGATCTACGCGATCGGCAGCGAAAGCGGCGGCGTCCAGGATTGCGCGCCCTATGTCGTGCTGTTGTCGGCGACGCTGTCGCCCAACGGACGCCCGAACGAGCTTTACCCCCATCTGCGGGCGCTAAGGCCGGAGCTGCTTGGGCCAGCGTGCGGTTACGACACGTTCGTCAGTCGCTATTGCGTGACCAAGTTCAGCCGGGGACGCGAGACGATCATAGGCCCGAACAAGCTCACAGCGCCCGAGCTGAAACAGATCGTGGGCCGCTTCGCCCGGCGGGTGAAAAAGAAGGACGTGCAGAAGGATCTGCCGCCGGTCATCGTCGACACGCTGCCGGTCGCCATCGCCGACCTGGTCGTGCCGCCGCATCTCATGGACGAGTGGCGCGTGTCGGAATCGCTGCTCGCGCGCGACATCGGCAGTGCGACCGGCGAGGAGGCGCTCGCCATCGCGCGCTCGAGCCCGCACTCGGCGACCAACCGCCGCCTGACGGGGCTCATCAAGACGCAGGCGATGGCGGCCCTGCTCGAACCGGAGATGGCGGCCGGCCGCAAAGTGATCAGCTTCGCTGTTCATCACGACGTGCTCGATGCGCTTGGCCAGCGGTTCAAGAGCCAGGCGGTCACCCTCGACGGCCGGACGTCGCCGGCGAAGCGGCAGGCAGCCATCAAAGCCTTCCGCGACGACCCAAAGGTCCATTTGTTCAATGGGCAGATCAGCGCCGCCGGCGAAGTGATCGATCTCACACCCTGCAGCCTCATGTACATTTTCGAGCAAGACTGGGTGCCAAAGACGATCACCCAGGCGGTCGGCCGCGCCAACCGGCCAGGCCAGGTCGAGCCCCTGATGGTGTGGGTGCTGACGCTCGCCGGCTCGATCGACGATTCTCTCACCCGCACGCTGATCCGCAAGCAGATCGACATCAAATCGCTGGAGCCGGCATGATGGCTCTGACCGACGAGAAACTGCGCAAAGTCGTTAACATGCTTTCTGACCCGATGCAGGCGCATGCGGCTGCGCACCGGCTCGCCAGCGAAGCGAAAGAGCGCGGCGTTTTGGTGTCGGATCTGATCACCGAACTGCTTGCGCCGCCTTCCATGGCGACGCCGACGCCCCCTCCCGTAGCCCCGACATTCTCTGATGTGTCGTCGATGGTTTCGACTGGCCGGCGTATCAACCATGAAGTCTATGGTTTGCAATCTGTCATCTTTCATCAAACCGCCAAAGCCTGGCTGGTCAGCTCGCCGGATGACGATGACGAACGCGTGTGGTTGCCAAAATCGGAGTGCGAGCACCACGGTCAGGACGCAGAGGGGCGAGCCATTTTTATCGTGCCCATGTGGCTCGCGCGGAAAAAAGGGTTTCCGCTATGAGAGCCGCACTCGCCCTCGTGTTCATGCTCAGCGCCCAGCCGGCGCTCGCGCGCTGCCATGCGATTTGGCATTACCCCTGGCCCCAGCGTTGTGGCGCGCCCGTGCATCAACGCACATGGTTCGCGGAGGTTAAGCCGGAGCCGTCAGCGCCGCCGGTCGAGCCCATCGAGCTGACGCGCGCCCAGGCGCTCGAGACGCTCAAACAGGAATTGCGCATGCGCTCGACCCAGGCGCTTGAGCTGCAGACTTTGGGTCTAACGACGGAGGAAAAGCGTAATGGCGATTGAGATCGACATCAGGATTATCGGCGAGACGACAGCCGCAGTCGTGCAGGAGCTGGGCGCGTTCGCCGCGCATTTGTCCTCTGGGTTGGGGGTTGGCGCGCCGATGACCAACACACCAGACACGCCGGAGGCGCAAGCGCCTGCCGCCGACAGCAATGGCGCTGGCAAGCCCGCCACGACCCGCAAGCGCGGGCCCAAGGCGGAGCCTGACGTGTCCAAGATCGACCGGACGGCGATCATCGACGGGCTGACCAAGATCTACTCGAAAGGCGACGAGGACGTCCGCCTGGCGATCACCAAGTTCCGCGACGGCCAGGGCGCTGATCGCCTGCGGGATCTCAAGGACGACGCCCTGCCGGCTGCGGCCGAGCTTTTGGCCGAGCTGAAGCTTGCCTCTGATCAGCCGCAAGTCTGATGGGCCGCACGCTCGCCTGGTTTTCGTGTGGGGTCGCGTCCGCGGTCGCCACCATGCTCGCGTCGACTGCCGAGCCTGTCTACTGCGAAACCGGCAGCGAGCACCCCGATAATGAGCGCTTTCTGGCCGACTGCGAAAAGTGGTTCGGCCGGAAAGTCACCCGCCTCAAGTCCGAGCGTTACGCCAACACTTGGGACGTTTGGAAAAAGCGGCGCTATCTCGCCGGCGTCAAAGGCGCGCTTTGCACGGTCGAGCTGAAGCTCATGCCGCGCTTGGGCTTCCAGCGCCCCGACGACGTTCACGTTCTCGGCTACACCGCCGATCGCGATGACGTGAACCGCGCCGATCGCCTGCAGGCGAATTACCCCGAATTGCGGATCTCGACACCGCTCATCGAGCGTGGGCTGACAAAGGCCCATTGTCTCGACCTGGTTCAGCGCGCCGGCGTCGTCTTGCCGCCGCTCTACGCGCTCGGCTTCCGCAACAACAATTGCATCCCCTGCGTGAAGGCCCAGAGCCCCGCTTATTGGGCGCTGGTGCGCGAGAAATTTCCGGCCGAGTTCGATCGCCTGGCGAAGCTGTCGCGGAGCTTAGGCGCGAAGCTGGTCAAGATCGGCGACGGGGCCGGCGGTCGCAAGCGGATCTTCATCGACGAGGTTCCCCTCGATCAGTCGACCACCGATCCCGTGCAGCCGTCCTGCGATTTCCTTTGCCACATGGCGGAACAGGAGATGGCGCTATGAGCGTGCAGGAAGGCCACGCCGAGCTGGGCGCTTCGTCGTCCGCGCGCTGGATGGCTTGCCCCGGCTCGGTGCCGCTCGCGCGGCCCTACCTGGGGGGCGGCGCGTCATCCTACGCCGCGGAGGGAACGGTCGCCCACACGATCGCCCAGGCGGCTCTGGCGAAGGAACCCCTGCCGCCGATCGGGGCGATGGTCACGGTCGAGGGTCACGAAGTTCTCGTCACCGAGGAGATGCTCGACGCCGTCAACGAATACCTCGACATCGTGCGGCCCCTGCTCGTCAGGGCGCAGGATGGCGGGGTCGAGATCCGGGTCCACATCAATTCGGTCCCGCCGACCGCCGAATGCTACGGCACCGCCGATTTCGTCGCCGTCGTCGGTCGCAAGCTGTTCGTCGTCGACCTGAAGTACGGCAAGGGCGTCCACGTCCACGTCGCCAACAATTCGCAGGCGCTCTTCTACGCGCTCGCGGTCGTCGAGACGCTCCACCTCGACGGCCTGATCGACGAGGTTGAGATCATCGTCTGCCAGCCCCGCATCGACGGGGCCGAGCGCCAATCCTGGACGATCGACATCATCGACCTCTGGATGTGGCGCGACAGCAGGCTGATCCCGGCGGTGCGGCGGATCCTCGAGGGCGACACAAGCCTCCAGGACGGTCCCTGGTGCCGTTTCTGCCCGGCGCTCGCCATCTGCCCTCTCAAGCATGAACTGGCCCAGCGCGCGGCTGCGGAAGCCTTTGACGACGACCCCAACAGCATGCGCAACGTCGACGACATCTCGCCGATGGACGTCGCCGATCGGCTGCGCCTGGCGCTCCGCCTCGAAGACTGGATCGACAAGCTCAAAGAGCACGCCGCCCTGATCATCCATCGCGGCGAGGACGTGCCGGGGTTCAAGCTCGTCGAGGGCCGCTCGAACCGCAAATGGGCGGGCGAGGACGCCGACATCCTGCGCGAGCTGGTCGAGCGCGGCAAATTCACGCCCCGGGACGCCGAGCGCTTCTACAAGCCCCCCGAGCTGCAGTCTCCGGCTGGCGTCGAGAAAACGCTCAAGCGCATGGGCCGCACGCAGACCCAGTTCCTGCTTAACGGCCTGATCAACAAACCGACCGGCAAGCCGTCGCTTGTGCCCGCCAGCGACCCGCGGCCGGCGATGGCGATCCTCACCGCCCGCGAAGCTTTCCGCATGTCAGCGACCGACGAGGAGGAAGTGTGAGCCCCGAACAACTCGCCAACCGCAACGCCAAAATTTCCGCCGGCCAGGCGCGAGCCTGGCGCGACCCCGAGATCCGAGCCCGCCGGACAACCGCCATCGCCGCCGCATGGGATGACGCGCTCCTGCGAGCCCAGATGCGCGAACGCGCTTTGAAGCGCGGCGCGACCCCACCCCGCAACGAGAAAGAGGAGCAACGTTAATGGCCACGATCCAGAGCCCCGTCGTCACCCTGTCGTACCCGCATCTGTGGAAGCCGACGCCCAAGGCGGAGGGCAGCAGCGAGCTGGTCTATTCCGCTGTCGGGCTGCTCAACGACCAGCAGATGAAGTCGCCGGCGTGGAAGGCGCTCGTGGCCGCCTGCGAAAAGGAATCGTTGCGGGCGTTCCCCAAGCTCATCCTGGGCAAGACAGTGAAGTCGCCGTTTCGCGACTGCGCCGAGAAGGAAAATTTCCCGCAGGAGTACAAGATTTTCTTCAATTGCTGGTCGCCGTCGAAGCCCGGCGTCGTCGACACCGGCAAGAAACACATCACCGATTCAAACGAAGTGTGGGCCGGCCAGTACGTCCGCTTTTCGCTCAACCCGTTTTCCTGGGAGCACTCGGGCAAGAAGGGCGTGTCGCTCGGTCTGAACCATGTGCAAATCATCAAGTCGGAAGGGCTGAAGCGCCTCGACGGCCGCAAGCCGGTCGAGGAAAGCTTTGACGACGAGTTCGACGACGCCAACGGCGGCGACGACGACGTTTGACTCCAGCCTGAAGCCGGCGCGGGCGCAAGCTCGCGCCATTTCTATTTCGGGAGGCGCGGCGCATGATCTGCCATGCGGATTTCGAAACCGCATCGCGGGGTTCTCTGCCGCGCATCGGCGCGCACAAATACGCTCGCGACCCTTCGACCCGCATCCTCTGCCTCGCTTACGCGGTCGAAGAGGACGACCCCACCGTCTGGTATCCGACGCTGCAGCCGCCGCCCGAGGATCTGGTCGAAGCGGCGCGTGACCCAGACCTCGAATTGCATGCCTGGAACGCCGCCTTCGAGTTCAACATCTGGAACGCCGTCGCAGTGCAGCACGGTTTGCCGCGGCTGCCGGTCGAGCGCTTCCACTGCACCATGGCCCAAGGCCTGGTGTGGGGCGTGCCGCCCAAGCTTGAACAGGCGGCGGTAGCGCTCCGCACCAACATCGAGAAGGACAAGGAGGGCGCGAAGCTGATGCGCAAGATGATGAAGCCGCGCCCGCATAAGGACGGCTCCATCACCTGGTGGGACCAGGACGAGCCCGAGCTGCTCTGGCGCTTGGGCGAATATTGCGCCCAGGACGTTCGCGTCGAGCGCTCGATCGGCCGCCGCCTGCGGCCGATGCCGGCGGAGGAACGCCGATTGTGGGTGCTTGACCAGCACATGAACCACCGCGGCCTGAAGGTTGACGTCGACGCCGTGCAGAAGATGCAGACGGTGGTTGACGGCGAGATGGTCCGCATCGGCGCAGCGCTCGCCGGTCTGACCGACAGCCGCATCACGAGCCCGACCCAGACCGCGCGCCTTCTGGGCTACCTGAAGGAAGAGGGCGTCAAGATCGACAGCCTCGACAAGCGCGTGCTCCCGATCGTCCTGAAAGACGATCTGGACCCGCGCCACCGCCAGATCCTGAAGCTCTACGGCCAGGGCGCGAAATCATCGACCGCCAAGCTCCGCTCGATGGTGAACTACCTGGACGACGACGGCCGGATCAGAAGCTTGACCCAGTATGGCGGCGCGATGCGGACGCTGCGCTGGGCCGGCCGCGGGCCGCAGATCCAGAATTACCCGCGACCGTCGAAGGAGATCGACGCCCGCGCCGCGATCGACCACATCGTCTGGGGGGTCGACGCCGAAACAATTGACTTCGTGCATGGCGAGCCGATGACGGTCGTCAGCCAATGCCTGCGCGGGGCTTACGTGCCGGCGCATGGGCATGCGTTCGTCGTCTGCGACTATTCCGGCATCGAGGCGCGTGTGGTCGCCTGGCTGGCCGGCCAGGACGATGCGCTCGACGTTTTCCGCGCTGGGGGCGACATCTACCGCAAGGCCGCCAACGACGTCGGCTCGACCAGTCGCGATCTGGGCAAGCTCCTGGTGCTGTCGTGCGGTTTCGGCGCTGGGCCCCGGCGCGTCGCCATCATCGCCCAGAACCCGCCCTACTTCATCGAACTGACGAAAGAGGAGGCGATTAAAAATGTCTACGGCTGGCGTGACGCTAATCGTCACATTTGCTCGCTCTGGTACGAGGTCGACGACCTTATCCGCCTGGTCCTGCAGAAGCATGTCGATGATCGCTGGCTGTGGACAAGCGGGCGCAAGATCGCGTTCCGCATGGCGACCGATGAAAGGCTGGCCGGCGCTCTCCTCATGCGTCTGCCGAGCGGGCGCAAGATCGTCTACCGCAACGCCAGCATCGACGAGATCATCAACGACCCGGACGGCGCGGCCGACGTCGAGGCGGTGATCCGCTACGACGGTCTGGACTGGACAAAAAAGTGGACCCGGATTCGCTCCTGGGGCGGCAAGTTCGTGGAGAACATGACGCAGGCGGTGGCGCGCGATCTGCTCGCCGGCGCAGTCCTGCAGCTCGACAATGACGACGACGACCTCCTGACCACCATCCACGACGAGATCATCGCCGAGCCTCTGAAGGCGCGTGCTGACGCCCGTCTGGCGACCATGAAGGAGGTGATGGGGGTTGCGCCGCAATGGGCTTATGGCCTGCCCCTGAAGGCCGAGGGCGCTGTCCTGGCGCGGTATGGAAAGTGAGCGCGTTCTACAATGAAAATGATCCGTACGCCGCTCGCTGGCTCGCGAACCTCATGGACGCCGGGCATATCGCGCCGGGAGCCGTCAGCGCCAAGAGCATCGTTGACCTTGAGGGGCGCGAGCTGGCCGGAGTTCGACAGGCTCATTTCTTTGCTGGGATCGGCGTCTGGAGCGCCGCCCTCCGCGCTGCCGGCTGGCCCGACAGCCGCCGCGTCTGGACCGGCTCATGCCCATGCCAGCCTTTCAGCGGCGCAGGCAAAGGCAAGAGGTTTGCTGACGAGCGGCACCTATGGCCGTTCTGGTTCTGGCTCATCGAGCAGCATCGTCCTGACGTCATCTTTGGCGAGCAGGTTGAGGGACCGGCTGGACGGGCGTGGCTCGACCTTGTTTTCACTGACCTGGAAGCGATCGGCTACGCCTGCGGGGCGGTCGTTTTCCCTGCTGCGGGCGTTGGCGCGCCGCACGGACGACATCGAACGTACTGGCTGGCCCACGCCCAGACTGGAGGATGGCGAGAGTTCGGGAGCGCGCTGGGGGCGGGGCAAGTTCGACACCCTGACGGCGGTCGCCCACAATTTGGTCGGCTGGCCGACGCCCAACGTGGCCGACGACAACAACAGCCGGGTGAAAGATCCGCAAGCATTCTCGATCGCCCGAATGGGGCGTCACTATTCGAACCTCGCAGACAGCGCGCAAGCCTTGGCCGCGTGGCCGACGCCAGCGACGCGCGATGGCAAGGGCGGCTATCAGGGCGGCCGGATCAGGAATGGCGAAATCTCGACCGACACCTTGGACGTGGCGGCGCAACTGGCGGGCTGGCCGACGCCAACGGCGACGGACGCTATCAAGGACGGGGCGGTATCGCCGAGGCTGGGCATGATGGGGCTATCCGAGACGGCCCCGCTGGCGGGCTGGGCGACGCCGCTGGCGGACCACGCAAATGGGAAGCCAGAAACGTTCCTGGAACGCAAGCGGAAGTCGGTGGCAAAGACGGGTCGCAGCATGGGCATCGTGCTCTCGGACCTGAACATGCAGGTTCAAGCATGGGTTCCGGTTGGGCCGGCCCGATTGACGGCGTCTGGCGATCTGCGGACTGGATCTTCTGCCGCGACGGCAAGTGGCGGCCAATTGAACCCGGCACATTCCCGCTGGCTCATGGGGCTCCCGCCCGAGTGGGACGCCTGCGCGCCTACGGCAACGCGATCGTCCTCCGGCAGGCGCAAGCGTTCATTGAAAGCTTCCTCGATCTAGAGGCGCTGAGCCTATGACCAAGAAGCGGCACGTCGACTATGTCCGCGATTACGCGAAAAACCTCGTTCCCGTGATCCCGCACGATGCGACGCTTTCCCCGAACTCAAAAATCGATCCCAGCAACCGCGGAAAAGTCCCAGGCCAGCGCAACGCTGACGGCTTGTGGTATGGCGGCTGGAAGGACATGGGCGACGCCACGATGGCGCTCGCCAAGCTGTGGGACAGCTGGGGCGCGTACATCGGCTCTCGCGGCGGCTTCGCCGGCGTGATCGGCCTCGATGTCGATTTGACTTGCCGCGCTGACGTCGAGCGCGTGCTGGGGATCGCTTATGGGATCTTCGGCCGCGCGCTCGCCATTCGCCGCGTCGACCACCCCGAGCACGTCAAGCTGCTCATCTGCTTGCGGCTCGAAGGCCCGATGCCGGCGTCGTTCAACATCGACGTCGTGCAGAGCGACGGCAAGCATGGCCAGATCCAGTTCCTGGGGCCTGGTCGATATTTCAACCTGCATGGTGTCCACCCGAAACGGCTCAAGCCGTACATCTGGGATCGCGACCCGGCCGACTTTCCCCTGACGACCATCAACCTCGCCGAGTTCGAAGCCTTCTGGGCGGCGATCGACACTGACTTCGACGTCATCCACCGCCCCCGCCTCTATGCGTTCAATCAGGTCCAGCGCGTCCCCGAGCAATGCACGCCCGAGGAGATGGATGCGCTGCTTGAACTGATCCCCAACGACGAGAGCTTCGAGCCTTACAGCGAGTTTATCGAAATGGGCGCGGCGATATTCGGCGCGAGCGCCGGCGCGGAGTGGGGCCGGGTGCGATGGCTCGCCTGGTGCGACCAGGTCGACCAGCCCCAGGACCGCAAGCCCGAAATCTTCTGGGATTCGATGCGCCAGCCGCGCAGCGGGGCCGGCAAACTGCGCATGTTCGCCAATGCGCGCGCCCCCTACAAAATGGCCTTGCGGGACTTCGCAGAGCCCGAAATCGAGCCGGAGGTCATTGAGCAGGCCAGCGACGAAATGGACGCCAGGCAGGCCTTTCTCGAGGGCTGGGTGCTGGTCGGCGGCGAATCCTTCTACGCCCTGCCGCCCAAGCGGCCGACGTCGCGGGCGGCGTTCAACATGATGCACGTCCGGGCGATGAAGGGCGGCTTGCGGCGAGCGCTGGGCGGCAACAGGAACAGCACCGCCGCCGGCCTGTTCGCCCTGCACAGCCCCAACCTGGTCAGCGCCACCGTTCACGAGCCTGGCCAGGGGCGCTTCGTCGTCGTCAACGGCGAGCGCCTCCTCAACCTCTGGAGCCCGCCAGAGCGGCCTCGCCTGGGCAAGCCGATCGACCCCGCGATCGTCGACTTTTACCAGGAGCTGGCGACGTTCGTGCTCGGTTCGGCCGCCGAGGCTGACCTGTGGCGGCTCTGGCATGCCTGGATGCTGCAGAACCCCGGCAAAGCGCCGGGCTGGGGCTGGATCATCAAGTCCGGCCAGGGTCTGGGCAAGGATCTTCTGACAGCGCCGATCACCGCCGCGCATGGTGTCGACTACACGCCGGTCGGGTTCCGCGAGTTTTCGGATCGCTATAACCCCTACGCCGAGAAGCACCTGGTGATCGCGAGCGAGATGCGCAGTCGGAAGGGCAACGGCGGCGAAGACGTCTACACGGTGCTCAAGGAGCTGATGAGCGGCAACGAGATGGTGCTGATCCGCCCCATGTACCAACGACCCTACCTGGCCCGAAACGTCGCCGGCTTCATCGTGTTCTCGAACAAGGAACAGCCCCTGCAGCTTGAACACGACGACCGACGCTTTCATGTCGTCGCCAATTTCAGCACTGACAGCCGCACGCCCGAATATTACGCCAGGGCGCGCCGGCTCTTGACCGAACGCTGGGCGACGATCGGCGAGCATCTGTTCACCCTGCCGCTCAGCGCCGCCGACAACGCTGTGATGGTGGGCAACGCGCCCGGCAGCGACGCAAAGGCGAGAATGGTGCAGCAGAGCGCCGAGCAGGTCTTGCGCGAGCTGTTCATCGACCTGGAAAGCGACAACCCGCCGCCCGAGATCCTGCCGATCGTGACCACCGGCGAGCTGATGGCGTGGCTCAAGCACGCCGACCAGACGCTGCAGCCGCATGAAGTGCCGAACCGAAACGAGCTGCGGGATCTGATCTACCGGCTTGGCGTGCGGCCCCTCAACCCCGACCCCAAAGACCCCAAGCAGGCGCGCGGCGTCGACGGCCGGCGTTTGTACCGGCTGGTCAAAACCTGGCGTGACAAGAATGGTCGTTACAACCTCGAAAGCATGAGCGCGGCGCGCCTGGCGCGTCTGCACGATGGCCGCGCGATGCCGCCGGCGGATCTCAGAGCAGTCGACGAAGGTGAAGTCTGATGGACGAGGTCAAGCCCAAGCGCGTTGGCTACACGATCACCGAGGTGGCGGCGATGACTGGCCGCAACCGCACCACCATTCACCGCTGGCTGGAGCGCGGCGTCTTGCGCGCCATCCAGATCCCCGGCGGCAAGCGCCTGGTGCAGGCGGCTTCGCTCGAGCGCCTGGTCAACGGACGTTTTCCACCCGCCGCCTGACCCTGGGGGAAGAGCGGGTGGGTAGCCTAAAACCCATGCAACATTAGCTGCCGTTTTCGGCTTCTTTTCAATATCTTATCCACACATGCTGACGCCATCGCCCATGGCGTTCTAGGGTTGGGTGTAGGCTTTGATATGCCTACATTTTTCGGTCAAGTCGTTGAAAAGTCAGGTCACAAGCCGGGGTTGGGTGTTGCGCGACGTTGCGCGACGCGCTATATAGTGGCTTCCCCCAGGTGGGTAGGATAGGTGGATAAAATGCTCAAAGAACACGACGTGATGAAACTGCCGGAAGGCAAGCACTGCTTCGGCGATTACCTCTGGCTCTCGGTCAAGGGCGCGAGCCGCTCGTGGGTCGTGCGGTTGCCGGCGGTGAACGGCAAGCGCCGCGAGGCCGGCTTGGGCTCAGCCGTCAAGGTTTCGCTGGCGCTGGCGCGCAAGGGGCGCGACGCCCTCCTCGAGCAATTGCGCAATGGCGTCGACCCGGTCGCCGAGAAGGCCGCCGCCAAGGAAGCTGCCGCCAAGCGCAAGACGTTTGCGCAAGCCGCCGAGGCGGTGATCGAAAAGAACCGCGCCGGCTGGAAGACCTCGCTTGAGGGTCACTGCTCGACGCTCAATCAATGGCGTCGCGACGTCGAAGTGACCTGCAAGCCGATCGCGCGCAAGTTCCTCGACGAGATCACCATCGCCGACGTCAAGGACGTGATCCAGCCGTACTGGGATCGCGAGCAGCTCGACAGCGCCCGCTCGTTGCAGAAGCGCATCGAGGCGATCTTCGATTACGCGACCGCACACGGCTGGCGCGCTGGCGACAATCCGGCGTCGTGGAATATCTTCAAGCATCTGTGGCCGGCTGAGAAGGCCCAGGACACGCACCATGCTGCTCTGCCCTGGCGCGACGCGCCGGCGTTCCTTGAGCGCCTGCGCCAGTCGGACGCCACCAGCGCCCGTCTGCTTGAGTTCATCATGCTGACCGCAGTCCGCTCGAACGAGGCGCGCGGCGCGACATGGTCGGAGATCGACCTCGAGGCTCGCGTGTGGACGATCCCGGCGGCGCGGATGAAGATGAACCGCGATCACGACGTGCCGCTCTGCGATCAGGCTGTCGCCCTCCTGCGCCGAATGGAGACGGAGAAGATTGTCGAGAAGATCGACAGCCCGTTTGTGTTTGTCGGCGGTCGTGGCGCGAACGCCAAGGCGGCCGGCAAACCGATGCGCAACGCCAGCCTTTGGATGCTGATGCAGCGCGCCGGCAGCGAGGCGACCACGCACGGCTTCCGCTCGACCTTCCGCGATTGGTGCGGCGAGAACGGCGTCGATCGCGAGCTGGCCGAGCGCTGCATCGCCCACAAGGTCGGCAGCGACGCCGAGAACGCCTACGCCCGGTCGAGCCTGATCGCCCGTCGCCGGCCGATCATGGAAGCCTGGGGCGCGTTCGTCGACGGCTCGCGTGACAACGTGCTGCCGTTCCAGAGGCTGGTGGCGTGATGGGTTGAACACCCTCACGCTGTGGACTATGTGTTGGGTGACGCCCAACGGAGTTGGACCGATGACAACGAAACAACGTGACTTCCACCACTGCCAAATGGACATCCGCTTCGACAACCACGGCTCGATCTGGCTCGCGAACCCGCTTACCGAAGCGGGCCGCGACTGGATGAGCGAGCATCTTCCTGACGACGCGCAAACCTGGGGCGAGGCGGTCGTGATCGAGCCCCGTTACGTCGCCGACATCGCCCAGGGCGCGCGCGACGACGGTCTTGAAGTAGGAGCCGCGTGAATGGCTCTCCAGCTAGGCGCATTGCGCGAAGCGCGCCTGATGTGGAGGGGCGCGACGGTGGCGGCGATCATGCGGACCGACAAGCGCGCGGGGCTGCAATGACCCGCCCAATGCCGATGCCCGCGACCGGAGACTACCGCCGTCGCCTGATCGCCGCCGGCCAGTGGCCCGCCGACAAAATCCCCGGCGCAAGCCGGGGACTGACCGAGAGCGAAGCCGCCAAGCTGGCGCAGTTCCAGCGGCGGCCTTTCGCGCTCAACAAGCGCGAGCGCGAGCAGCTCGCCAAACTGCTGCGAAAGGCGAATAACGAAATCCCTGTGGGAAAAGATTAAGAATCCCCGCAATTTTTTCTAGCCGAGGAGATTTGCAATGGTGATCAAATATCAACGTGCAGACGGCACCGGCGGCGTGATCGTGCGCCCGATCAGCCGCGAGGAGCGCCTCTACATCGAGGACCGCATGAGCCGCGATCATGGCGGCCCCTACGCTATGATCCACTCGCGCCCGCGAAACGCTGCGCCTGCAGCTTCTGCCACCAGTCGTCAAACTCAGGCGACGACCCAACTGACGGAGGGGTCTGCTGCTGATCAGGCGCAGCCAGACCAGCCGCAGGAAACAACGCAACCCCCGCGGCCGTAGTCGCGGGGATCGTCGCCTTGCCATGCAGGATGTCCTGCATCTTCTGAATCCAGCCCGGCCCCTCGCCCATCAACTGCTGACTGTTCCAGATATCTGGGGCGGTCGGCCCGGTCTGCGGTTCAAACGCCTTGTAACGGGCGGCGTTCGCCTGCACTTGCGGCGGCAGGAACGGGTTTCGATTGTAGGACGCCTCGACTTGCGGGTTCTTGGTCAGGCGATCGATCAATTGCTGGGTCAGCTGGCCAGCGCCTGGCTTGCGTGAGTTCCAATCGATCGGTTCATAGATCGACTGCAGTCTGGCGTCGAAGCCAGGCCCGGCGTCCGGCGGCGCGACAGCAGCGATCTCCTGCAGAAACGACTTGCGGGTCTTCGGCGTCCAGACTGGCTGGCCGCCCATGAAGTCGGTGGTGGTGATGCCGCTGCCGGTGTCCGAAACATCGCCCAAGCCGTACTTCGCCCCGACCGCCTGATGGGCGATC